CGCCGATTGCAAACACTTTAGCGAAAGTTTTGCCAACTTGGGTGACGGCGCTAAAGACCTTGCCCAGGCTTTCCTGGATTTGTAAAATCCCCGTAGCGCCGCGCGCCAAAGACAACCGCAAGTCAGAGCCAAATTTCTTGACGGCGCTCACTGCGCGATTTAGCCCGCCCGTCATCTTCTGTGTACCGTTATTGAATCCGGTTGGGTCTATCTTCGTATTTATGCGTATGCTGCCATCGTAGCCGCCGTCTGCCATTATCCACCGCCTACCAGTTTCAGGAACTCTTGTTCAAGTATCTTTTCGTCAAGTGTGCGCGTGTCGGGTTCGGGTATATCGAACAAGTCGCCCATTTCGCGCGCTGCCGCCCGTTCTTCCTTAGTTGCCGCGCCGCTCTTGACGCGCTTGCGCAGTCCTATCAGATTGCTAAAGGTTGTCTCTTGTCCCAGGTCCATAAACAGGGCTAGAAACTCCCACCAATGAAGTTCGGCCTTTTGTAAGTCTATACCGTGCGTCTGCCTGAAAGCCGCAAAGATAAATTGTGCGTCTTTGCTGAAGCTGTATAGGCGGGGTGCGTCCTGTTCGCTCTCGGCTTCTTTGCCGCCGTTCAGGTACCACATTGCGCGCTCTGCCGCTGCTTGCAGGTTGGACGGCGTTCTCTTGTACAGGTTGCGAAATAAGATTACCTGCTTTTCGTAGCCTGTCAGCGCGTCATCTTCAAAGGCCAAAATCACACGCAGGGCGGCGCGATAGTCTGTATTGATCGGGTATTGTTCGCCGTCCACTTCGAGCGATTCGGGCAAGGACTGAACAAGAATGTTCACTTTCTCTTATTGCGCTTTGCGCTGGCTGGCGTGGTGTACTCTGCGATTTTGTCGGCGCGCGTCTTTTGCACGAGCGGCGATACGCCTTCAAAGAATTGGATATAAACATCCATATCGTAGCTGAGATAATCGCCAAACACCATCTGCGACGTACCCACGCCGAAAAGCTCATCAATTTGCGAGCGGAAAAGCTTATTCACATCGCGCAGATATTCAAGGCGCTCATTGATGTTGATTGGTACGCCTACCTCGTCCAGGGCGGTATTTTTGTCTAACTTTTCTCCGCGTTCCTGGAAGTCTTTCTGAGCCTTTTCGAGCTCGGCATAAAAGCGGTAGAACTTTTCTGCAAATACCACGTCGCTCGGATTGAACGCAATCTCACCTACGCGAGAGCCGTCACGCTCGACCGGTATGCGGTATTCGCCCGTGCTGATCTTGATGGAATCCATCAATAGCCTTTCTATTAGCCCGCCCGTATTTAAGCGGGCTAATCTTTATGCAAACAGGCCGCTAGAAACGTTGTACGAGCCGCTTGTGGCGTTGCCCATATAGTTGAATGTGAAGTTGATCTTTGCGGGGGTACCGCCGTCGCCGCCCCAATCATCAATTTGGATTGAGACATTCTGTTTGCGGGCAGGGTATGAGCCACTCGCCGAAGTTTCGTACAAATCGACTTCTACGATGTCTGTCTCGGCATCATCCAGCACGGCGCGATTTTTGCGCAGCGTGTCAATGAACTCAAAGACATCATCGCCGTTATGGGCGGTCATTTCGACCGGCATGGTCGGGGCGTAGCTATCAATGCTGATATTAGCCGTGTCTTGGTCGATGTATGTCTCTTCGGTGGTTTTTGGGTTCATATTGACTTTGCCAGTAGTGACACCCAAGCCCAGCAGTTTATACACAGCGCCGGTGGTGCTGGACACATTGACGAAGGTCGCAATCTGAGAGCGCTTGATTTTTGTTCCGGTCATTTTGTTACTCCTATCTGATTATTTCGTGGGGTTCAGCCCCCAGAACGTTTGAAACAGAATCCCACACCAGGAAATCAGCCGAGCTTGTGGGAATATCGCCAGCCAGATGGCCAACCACGCACGAGCGGTCCACGAAGGTTGTAAAGCCCGCTTTCGCCGCGTTCTGGCAAAAGTTCCTGTCTTCCCCGCCGCCGTTATAGTCATCATCCCATCTAAACCAAACGTCATTAACTTCCTGACGCATGGCCTGTAATACATCCCTATGGATGAGCATACAACTCGTGGATGTGAAATCGGCAGGCACAAGCGCGTCACCCGGTCGGGGGTCCATCACAAACGGTCCAAACTCCTTCCCAAACTCAGGATGAGCGTAGAACCATTTACGGGTGTCTCGGATGCGTTGAGAGTAGGCGTTAGGTGTTTCGTCATAATGCCGCCAGATGTGCGGCATTACTGGACTTGTGCGCATGAATATCAACGCAGAGATAAGCGGCTGATCCCAGGACAAAAGGCGCGCGAGTGTTTGCGGAGCGCCGACTACATCGGAGTGCCACGATAAAAGCCAATCATCGGTTGTGGTATCAAGAAAGTCTTTTACGACTTTGTTCCATGAATATTTAGGATTGTTTGCATTGCTCCGCACGAGCCGAAGCTTGATATTATCCGGTGTCTCCAAATTCCATACGGAATTGATGACGGGCCAGCGGGCAGAACTGTCAGCGCAAGGCATCCAGAGAGTGATTTTCATGGCTTGGCCTGTTCGTAGGTTAGTTTGCAGGTCATCTGATAAATGGCTATCTCCGATTCGCCTTGCTGAAATAAGAAAGGTTGGCTTATAGCTTCGATGGTTAGCGGGGTTTGGTTTGCGTTCAGTGTCGGCAAGATTCCCGCTTCGGTCTGGCTCTCAAACCAATCCGAAAGCGCTTCATAAAATCCGCTGTTCGCCAGGCGCGTTGCTTCGTCGGCGGTATAAGCCATCATCTGAAACGCGAACGGAAACTCACGAGTGCTACCGCCGTCAATGAATTTCTCTACGATCTTATTGCCCGGCTGCGGGGAGATAGCAAATTCGTTGGGGTTTCCGCTCAGATAATCCACCATAACCACGCCGCTTGAACCAATAGCAGGATAGGTTTTGATGTAGGTATTTAGCGCCGCTAAGATAGTTGTGGTCATTTACCACGTCCTGCGATTTTGGCCGCGCCGTCAATAATCGTCTTGCCGCTGACAGCTTTCATTCTGGCGAACCATTGCGGGCCGCGAAGTGGCCCTGTTTGGCTGCCCGGCTTGCGTTTGCCGTAGTATTGGTATCTTGCATAGGGGGCTATCCATTGCACAAGCCCGCTACCGATTTCCGTGCCGAGTATGCCTGTTTTGATAAGCGTACCCGTCAAAAGTGGGGTGTATGGTTCACAAAGGCGTAGGACTTCGCTATCTACAAACTTCTGAGCATCGGTATATTGTCCTTGCCATTTCTGCCCAAAGCCTGTATTCCAAACTAGTTCGGCCTTTGTGCCTGCTTCGTTCAGGATAACTTTTCCGCGCGGTGTTTCGATGATAGGGCCGCTCATTTCGCTCCAATCTGCCAATGCCACATGGATTGAGAGCCGCTTAGCATTGGATCAACCGAAGAGATAACCAGCACATCATCGTACTTGGCCTTGAGTGCCGAGATTGTGAAAGCGGGGCCGATGGCATCAGTCACCAGCCCCTTAACGATCACGTCCCCAATTTGCAGCGTCCACTTCCCCGTCTTGGTGACTAACGCCTGCCATGCTTTAGGGGCGGTGTAATTCGTCCCCCTGGCGTATGGAATAAAAACGCGCGCGCTGTCTGCCGAGATTTGACCACCTGAAGCAATTACGTTTGCCGCTTTGCGCCATTCCCAGGCGACGGCGCTTATTTGTGTCCGTTGCCACGTTTCGGCACCAGCCACGATGTATTTGTTATAGATGGTCAAATCGCTATTCGTCCGCATCGACGGCCCCTGAGTATTCGCCCGAAGCAAAACCCTTGAACATTAAGCCAGTATTGCCGAGATATTCTTTCGCGGCCTTTTCACGCTTGGCTTCGTTGGTCAGTAGCTTTGACGATGTTGCCGCGTAGGTCACACTGTTAGCGCCGATGCTCTCCGATTGGATTGCATCGTCAGGGCTGGCTTCCTGCCGTTGGATTTCTTCGGCTACTGCGCAGCAAGCCATTTTGATATTGTCAATAATGGTCAGATCGGTTTCATCTGCTGCTCTGCCGAATGTCATGCTATTGATGGACGCCGAAGCACGCAAAGCGAGACGTGCGAAATCGGCCGAGGCTATGGCGGTTCCCAGATACGTTGTAGTGTAATAGGTGTACGTCACATAAGCAGTTGTCATAGTCTCGGCCTTTATTCTTACGGAGCGGCAGGAACGACCAGCGAGACGCCATCCGGGGCGGTCGTGGCGGTCACTTTGCAGCGGTTGCCGTACCAGATGTCACGAGTACCGGCCACATAATCAGCGGTGGTGTAATCGCCGTCCATGACATTGCCGGTCACAACGTTATCAGCGCCGCCGGTCAGGTCGATGTACAACCCCGTACCCTTGACGCGCCCGAAAACGTTGTTCTTGATGAGCGAACCAACCAAACCAATAACGATATGACGCTCGTTGCCTTCGGTGGTGCTGTCCGGCTGGAAAAAGTTATCCAGGATGCGCCAGCGCCGCGCGGCTGCTACACCGGTGTTGGTGTTTGTCATAATCGCGGCGGCTCCGGTAGTGGCATCAAAAGTCTCAAAAACACAATCTTTGATGGTGATATTGAAGCAGCCGTCATAATTCTCGATACCGTACAGGCCAGAGCGGAAATCACAACCAATTATCGAAGCGTGCGAGGCGTCATGCTCTGCCGTGCCTTCGGAGCTGTTACGGGTCAGCCGCACAGCAGCAGCATCGGCAGGGGCATCAAACATAATATTGATAAGTTTCCAACCGCGCCCCTTGATGTTCAAGAGCGGGGTTGCGGCGGTTGGGGATGCGGGCGAGCGCCATGCAGCCGCGCCGGGATGATAACCGGCGGCGGGCACATCGGCATGATGAAGAGAGCCTACGCCCTCGATAGTCACATCAAATTTGAGATTGCTCCCTACGCATTGTTCCCGCACATCACCGCGAAAATAAATCTTCCCGCCGGTCTGGACGGCCGCCAGGGCGAGCGTCATTGTGGAGAAAGCATCGTCCCAGGATGTACCGTTGTTGGTCGCTGCGCCGTTGACCGTATCGACATACAGCGCCGGGGCGGGCAACAGGAACAGGTTAGCAAGATACTTGAACAGTTTCAAAATCCAGTCAATCATTTTTTACCTGCCTTCGGGGAAGACAAAACTTCCCCGTTTTCCTTGATTTCTTCGGCGGGCTTTTCTTCTTCCTTGACTTCAACATAGCCCGCTTTCTTCAATTCAGCAATCAGCACAGGGCTGATGGTGTTGCGAGTGATCCCATCAAGATACAGTTTCATAGGATCGCCTATGCTTTCTTATGCAGGTAAATGCCGCCGACTTTGTTGTCAAGAACAAAGGCATCGTGATAGATGTCATAGTCAAAAATCCAGTTGTCAGCATCCTGATTTTCGTCGGGGCTAAAAATCTTGGGCAGTTCGTGCTTCTTGACCTGTACAACGGCCTTCGGATCAACCAACATGAAGTTGATGTCTTTTCCACCAGCGCTCTTGGAGAAACCACCAGTAGCCGAGGGAGTAGCGCCTGCTTCCAAGTCAATCGCGGTGTAGAAGCGCGTCTGTGGGACCATCACAACGGGCACGCCGTCAAGGACAGTCACAGAGCGGTTGACGCTGTTTTCGTTGCCCAGCATACGGGTAACGGCGGCTTCGATGTAGCCCTGAACGGTGTCAGAGACGAACAAAACGCAAGAACTAAGATCAACTTCAGCGGCGCGGATAGCAGCCTTCGCGGCGTCCCATGCGGCCAAAACAGTTGAGCTGGACAGGGTAGCGCCTGCGACCGTGCCAATGCTGCCCTTGCTGGCATACTTCGCAAAGCGATAGGCATCCAGTTCGGGAATAACCTTGGTGCGCATGAACTCGCCAGCGGTCAGGCCGAAAGCCATGCCGAGTGTTTCGTTATCGTCCATGCGGGCAACTTCGAACTGGCGGGCGCGGTGAGTAGCCAGGGTGAGCAGTTCCCATTGGCCGACAATTTCACCTTTGGGATAATCGCCGCCACGGGTCATATCGCCCAGGCCGCCCATCGTGCTCTTGTAGATTTCAACCACAGGCGTACCAGCGAAGTTCGCAAGCTGGCGATTGGCGGTATCCAGGCGGGCAGTCACGGAAGAGAGTTTGTAAATCTCATCCAGAATGGGCAGGAACTTTGAAGCGTACTGAAAAGTCTGAGACATGGTTTATTTTCCTTGTGCAACGGGTAGCCCGGCAGCGGTACGCGCCGCATTGACTACCGCGTCAGATAAGACGGATTTGTTATTTCCCCCAAGAACAATCTTGGGGTCTTCCTTGTCGGGTACAAACAGATAATCTTTTGCGGTTTTGAGTGGATCGACTTGCTCTTTCAGGCCGATAAACTTGCCATCATCGCCCAATTTCAACGCATCGCGCTTTAAGTGGGGGATAACGTCGGCAGGGTCTTTGACCTTGTACTCTTTCAGAGCATCCTTCAGGGCAACATCAAACTTCAGAGCGGCGATCTGGTCAGCGGCGTCTTTCTGTGCTTGCTCGGCTTTGGTTTTCCATTCGCCAATAGTCCGGTCAACGTCCTCGGGCTTCATGCCCTTGAACGCGCCGATTTGCTTATTAGCTTCAGTAAGTTGGTCCTTGGCTGTCTGCGCCTCGGTCTGTGCCGTCTGCAAATCGGTTTGAAGTTTTGTGACGCTCTTACCATACAGAGTCATAATTGCGTCAATGGCTTCGTCTGGCTTGGTGAAATCGATCTTGGTCAAATCTTCGCGTTTCATATCTGTCCTTTCAAACTAATCGCGTCTTACGATTTTTACGGGTTACGTCCCAACCGCCCGCGCCTTTTACGTTTCGCGGATAACGAGATTGAAAACAAAAAGAGCCACGTTCTCACAAGACTTTCGTCCCGTAAAAACGTGGCTCTTTCGAGTCCCATTTACTTGATGTGCGCCCTACTCAGAGAGTGTGACGCTGTAACTAATTTACTTTATGGTGTCGGCGTTCCCGCAATCGTGCTTACAACGACCGTACCCAATCCGCACGTAACACAAGTGCCAGCAACACACACGACAACCGCGATGATAACTCCAAGTGTGCCTGTGAAAAACCGCGCGAATGTTTTCATGCCTTTATTATAGCGCGTTTTTGCACAGATGCAACAATCATCCTGAAATAGGGTTGATTGGTTTTGCTTTGATCTGCCGATCATACCAACTGATATACTGCTTTGCAAATGAGTACATCAGTTCGAGAAACATTCTCATTTCTACGCTCATTTTCACCTGCCAGCCAGTATGAATGTATTCCAGAGAACAGGAAACGTGGATAGTGACAAAATCAGCACGGCGTATATCATCGGGTATGGTTGCAACCTGGTTAGTTTTGACGTATATGCAACTACGAAGAAACAAAAGACGCTGCCGAGAACGGCGGTAAGTTGTCCCAGGATGACATACTCCCAGCCGAACGGAATTATCAGCGCAGGCAGGGGGTTGGCTTCGTAGGCACCCAAGTATTCAACGCTGATAAAGGTCGTGATGAAATCCAGCATCCTTGTCAGCACGAGCAAGATAAACGCCAGGCGATAAATCTTATTATCGACAATCTCTCTCGTTATGGATTCCATACTTGCTCCCGTACTCTTTGCCTATCCAATCCTGTCTCTTTGACAAAGTTTCTCATCTGAAGCTGGAATAATTTCACGCGGTTATTCTCATCCGTGGCATCAATACCAGCGGCTTCAAGCGCGCCTGCTTGACGTTTCCAAAAGCGGATTTTCCGCTCAATCTCTCTTTGCGCTTGCGTGGCGTCGTACATCGGGATTTCATTGCCTTTGTAGGTAACAGTCTTCTTTGCCATCGTTTCAAGTTCAGCGCGCTTGTAGGCGTTTTCAGAGATACCAGGAAAGAAGGGATAAAAGGAGTGACGGCAGTTCCAGCCGCCTAAGCCTTCGCCCGTTCCGTATCCGGTCACTTCGGCAAAGTTGGGATAACGTTTTGTTGATCCTACGCGAGAATAAATCTTACCCTGCCAGCTTGCATGATTGGCCGGCCCTACGCCTTTGTTTCGCGCGCCCGCGTGTGCGCTGACCTGGATAAGGTCTACGCCCATTTCTGCGGCTCGGCTCTCTTGCAACTTCCCGGTTGTCTGCGCTACGCCAGTAAGCACCGTGCGGCGCATTGCCACATCAAAATGGTCTTTGTGCCCCGTTGCATAGTCGATAGTTGACAGGCCCGAAGCGGCAACCGATTTGATAGCCTGTCTTATGGCTTGGTCATACGACATCGCACCGCTCGAAACCTGCATATAAGCCAGGTCGGCCGAGTTTATAAAAGCCTGTTGTGCGCTGATAGCCGTTGTAAGTGTCAGATTTTTGACCACACCGCCTGTCTTTTCCAATCCTGCCAAAAGAACAGACTGCATAGCACGCGATAGGTTCAAAGGGAGCGGTTTCAATCCAGCGGCTTTGTAGATTGCATCATCAAATTTCAGCGAGTGTACGCCAGCTTTTGCGAATGTTTCTTTTAGAACATCTTCGCTTATGCCCGTTGTTTTCGCCAGTTCTTTGAGCGCGTTCTCATAGGTCTTACCGCTCTCAATCAGCCTTTGCATCTGCCATGCGGACGCGCTCGTGACCTTGCCCATCTTCGCAAGACGGCGGGCAATGTCATTGATAACGCTCGTTTCATATTCCGAATAGAGCGCGGTCAATGGTTCTGAGAGCGTGTCGAATTGATCCGAAGTCAGCACTAAGCCGCCTGTTTATCTTGCATCATCTGATTATTTGTCATATCCTGATTTTGCATTGGATTATCCGGTGTTGCGTTCGGGTCTGTCTTGGCCGGGGTGCTGAATAAGTCCATTGCAGCTGTCTTTTCTTCCTGCGCTTCGGCTACCCATTTCTTCGCATCCGTCTCGGATAAGCCATAATTACGCATCAGGAAGGTATACAGCGGCATTGCGCTCATGGTCACCACTTGTTGATCCTGTAGAAACTGCTGGTCATGGTCCGCGACAATCGAATCGTCCCACGAAAAAACGGCTTTATACGTTCCGCGCGGGGCAAGATTGTACAGCGTGGCCCAAACATCCATTGCATACAAAAGCTGATTGAGCGCGCTTTCAAGTGCTTTTTGGGTGTCTGTGATCGTGGCAAAGCTGCGCTGTTTTTGCATCTTGATTTCAGTCGCGGTGTTGGCTTCCACGTTCGGGTCTGATAGCGTCCCATAAGCCAGCCCACAATTAAACTCAATGATACGCAGGACATCGTTTAAGCCTGCTTTTATCGCCGCTTCTCGGAACTCGGGCGACCATGCTTCAAACAGTTTGCCGCCTTGCCCAATATCGCCTACGCCATTAAGCGCGCGGTACAGGCGCTTATCAGGTAGCTTTGGCTTGCCGTCGCTGCCCACGTCAAAAGCCTGCGTATCGGCATAAATGGCGCGTTTGCCGCTCTCAAACTCCCATACCAAATTGGAGTAAATTTTGTCGGCTTGTTCGATCTGGTCAACCGCGCGCGCAAAGCAAGACACACCCAGCGGGGAAGTCGGGTCGATGTTGTTGGCAGATGGATAGCGGAAATACGCAAAGAGCGGCGCGTCAATGTTCGAGATAAGCGCTTCCTGCTCCAACTCTGCCCAATCCGCAACAGACGAAAGGGGCACTTCGTTACCCAGGATGCTTTGAGTATCCGACTTATACGCCTTCTGAATGATCTGGCACCCGCCGTCTATCATCTGGTGATACTCGAGCCGCGTGTACCATTTCCCGCCACTGGTGCGCACATCCGAAAAGACACAGGCGGTAATGTTCTGATTGGCATCAAAAGCAACGGGATAGAACTGGTCCGCCTGTACATAGTCTATGTACAGGTTGCCGCCCTTGACATAGGGCTTGAACATCAGCCCGCCCTTGGCGCTGCCGTATTCCGTTGCGGCCCGTATGCGGGTAAGAACGGGCTTCAACTGTTCGGCTAGGTAGTTGGCCCGCGCGCTGCCCGAAATCTCCGCCGTCATTTCGATTGTGACGGCTCGGGAAATCTCGGAAGCAATCGCGGCGGGCAGGTTCAGACTGCGAATATCGGTCGAGAGCCATGACGCATGATTTGAATACATCAACGCCCAATTTTGCAGGGCTGTTGCCATATCCTGCGAAATGGCAACGTCAACTTTCAGAGCATCCTTAACGCCCGTAATTGGAATCATCTTATTTAGAAACTCCCTAATCCATTGCAGGATTTTAGCAAACACTAGGCACCGCCTGTTAGTCTACCCATTCGCCTTTGAGCGTCAATGTCAGCGCCGTTGTGCCTGGCGTGGTGGTCGCATCAGCCACGAGATAGGCGTACAGCGTGGTTGCTGCGCAGGAATAAGCCAACAGCTTTTGAACGGTTGCCACGTTGAAAGATGACTGCGGCGCGGCGTAGTCTGTCGTTGCGATGGCAATCACGCCCTTGCATCCTGCGATGTCAGCGGCGGCGGGCGCAAATGCAGCGTTATCGGCTACGGTTCCGGCTGCTAAATCGGCAGACAAAAACCACAGATGATAGGCCAGGGCTGCCACGCCGGAAAGCACGACATTGTAAATATATCCACGTTTGCCAGCAGCCGACACAGCACCGGGAATTGTGATTAATCCGCCCACCGCATCACCGATGGAATAAGCGCCGTTCGTCACGGTTAAAGGGATGCGGATTTCAAACCCCGCGCCCTTGACGGCCCCGGCAACGGGCATCGGGTTTGATGCGCCGACAGGCAAGCCGTTTTCATCGTACAAAGTTACTTCTTGGGTAATAACCCCGTTCGCGTTTACATCAGCCATTTTTGTTAGTCCTTTTTATTTTCCGCGTTGCCGCCAAATGAGATTGAGTGCGTAGCGCACATCGTCAATTGCATGGTTATTCTTGTCAGGATATTCAGAGATATAGTTGCCGTCCTTGTCCTGTTCTAGCTCATAATTTAGAAACTCTTCGGCGTGCATCGGAGCGCGTACCGGGTCTATGACGATTTCCGTCAGCGATTGCAGCCACTTCATGGAGTAGTCTACGCTGTCCGGCCCCTTCTCGGCTCCCCGGATGTTCGCGCCATAACTGCGATAATCACCTATCGACTTAGGCTCTGCGCTGTCTGCAATAATCAAATCTTCGGGTGACAGTAAACCTTTTTGCACAAGATCGTCGTATGTTTTCCGATTGCTCTTTTTGTTCGCGCGATACTCGCTGAAGATATACAGCTTCAAGTGATTTGCATCATAGTGCATCTTGCCAAACGAGAGCGGATCGGGGAAGTAACCCCAATCCAAACCGTTGTGAATATGGTCAAACTGCGCCATTTCTTCGTCGGTAATCGCCCGGATAGTCACATTTTCAAATACCTGCCCACCGTTACCATTAGCTACCCCTAGATACTCATGCTCGTAGGCGGTTGGGTTGACTTCCCGTAAATGCTCGGCTTCGTCAAACCAAGGCTTACCTAGCCATTCGATAGGCACATCGCGGTAATCGCTTTTGTGCTGCCACTGGCCCTCTTTAGGGATTTGAATATATTTCGATACCCAACTAGCAGCCGTGCGCGGCGGGTTCCAAGACTTGAAGTTATAGAGCTTATCTCCGCCGCGTATCGATTGCTCAATCGTGCGCACAGATTCGGCTCCGTGGAATTGGTCAAGCTCTTCCAGCCAGAGAATACCGATATAACCAAATGGCGGCTTGATAGACTTGATTTTCTTTGCATCATCGGCGCCACGAAAGAATATCTTTTGACCTGTTGGCAGGTAAGTAATCTGCATCGGGTTCGTGGTTAGCTTGAACTTTTCGGCTAATCCTAATTCGCGGATGGCCCAATCCAATTGACTATATACGCTCTCTCGAATTGTGTTAGCAACCTGCCTGAGCGCTAAAACGTGCATATCTGGATTATTGACAAGCAGCTCGATAATAGCAAGACTGATAAAACTTGACTTCGTAGAGCCGCGCCCGCCGTATTCTAGAAATTCGGTGTATTTACCAGAGCGGACGGCTCGATATGAAGCCGAGAAGGACGGCGCTAATAAGTCAGCAGGGATCGAGATAGGCGCGCTTTCTGTGCTGGCGTTCTCCTGCGTGGCTTTATCTAGTTTGCCGTGCATCTTGAGAATATCGCGTAGGGCGGCTTGTGCGTCGTGCAACTCTACTTCTACCCATTCACCCTCCCAGGGTTCCGCCATTGGACCCGAGCCGACGATGCGCCGTTCTCGCTTGGTCTTTATTTTTTTAATAAGGTACAAGTATTCTTTTGCGCGCGGATCGGAGAAGTCAAACCAGACAAAGCCGTCATCCCCTATCTTGATAAATGGATGCAAATCGGCCCGGGCCATTTCGCCCACGCGGACTATCGCTTCCTCGGCAGACATCGCCCGCTCTTCTAGTCGGCGCTTGATTTCGGCTCTAATGCTAGGTTTTGCAAGAATTACCGGCGCGCTAGACCTGGCTGCATCATAGCTCGAATCGGGGTGAAGGCTCAAATAGGCGCGCGTGCCAATCATATTATTCTCGAAATAGGCTCCGATAAAAGCCAAATCGTCAAGCGTCAGCTTTGTAGGGGTATCGCTCACGCTTTTTGGTGACATAATTCTCCGTTGGTTTTTCTTCCGCAACCTTCACGACCACAGCAGCTACTTCCAAAAGTATTCCTGGTTTCTTCGCTCTCATAAGTTCTGTAAACGCTTCTAGATTTCCGCTACCGTCTAGGGCTAAACGCCATCCGCCATCTACGAGCGTTCGCAGACTAAAGACCTGCGCAGGAAAGCGGATAACTATTACGTCCGTATCATCGCTCATCCAATCTCTCTTTCGTTCTGCACCGCTGTGTAATGCTCGTACACCAGCAAGCGCAGGTAGTCATAATCAACCCGGCGGCGACGGTGGATTATCGCCCGTGTTAGCACCATGTAGGTCCAGCCGGCGTCAGTTATCAATGGGTGGTGTCGTTTTCGCGATGTCATAGGCAGGCAGGTCGCTCATAACTCAATAAACTGACCACTTAGCATTCAGGTAATTTCTCCAGGCGGCTCTATCGAGTGCTGATAGAGCGACATTGAAAGTGACATTATCACGAAGATTCATAGCCAGATTTCGTGGTTCGCCGCCGATAAGCAGGACAGCGTCGAGATTTGTTGTATTATCTGCAGCAACGCTCGTTTCTTCCCCGCCGTTGAGAGATAAATAAATGCGCCCATTTTCGCGCCTGGACTCCAAGATATACCAGGTATCCGCCGCAATGGTTTGACGCGCATATACCGGGGTTGCACCAACTAAACCATAGCGCATCACCTGATTATTATTGCCAACCAATAAGCCATAACTCGCGCCCGCCTGCGGAAGCATCAAAATATTAGCTGCGCTAACTCCATCCCCGGCAGGAATAGAGTTGAATTTGACCACCATAAATTGAGTATCGGCGGCGGCAGAAAATAAGTTCGCACCCGTTTTATGGGTGATCACATTGGTAACACCATCGAATAATACGGATGTGTCGGCTTCTGAAAAATGCGGCACTTCATTGGCCGGGGTAACGGTCATGTAATTGTTAAGCCCGTAGGGATAGTGGCTCCGGCTGGCCCAGTATGCCGTAGACCCGCCGCCAACAACCTCACCATCATCGCTTGTAATTGTGTAGGGGTCTAACCAGGACGTTATCCCTGTCATTGGCAAATTCGGGTCAGTGGATACCGATATTCCCGACAACGTAGAAAGGTAGTTTTCTATGTCAGCTATGTTTTTTGCCGTGATATTGCCGGATGCCATAGCTGAGTATTGAATATCACCGCTAAATGCTCCGTTATTTGTTCCGCCCAAATTCCACGACACTATACCAGCCGAGCCAATTTGCCCTACGCCAATAAACTTGCCGTCTAGCCGCACAAAAGCATCATTGGCATTCATTCCCAACGTCAAGACATGGAAATTCTTGTCGATCCCTAATTGCGTTTTGAACCCAAATGCACCGGAGTACATGTGCATAATTCGGCCCGGTTTTGCGTTTGTGCTTTCGGCGAACGCGGTATGGCTATTCCATCCTGAGTTATCCAGAAAAGGATTGTACGCATCACCCGAGCGACGAATGACAAAAAAGAATGTCCTTGGCTGCGGAATACTGGTAAATGTTGGCGTCACCAACCTGGACGAACCGGCAAAACGAAGCACCCCCTTACCGTTGTTGATATTTGCTTTGTACTGTGCATATCGTGTGCCATCAACAGATAGGTGTTTGGTCTTTCCGCTGGAATCAAGTACCCCACCAACGTTGTCGGCGTCGGCGGTTACAGCCTGCGATCTTGCGGCGTCTTTGAACAGGTTGGTAATAACCGTAGGATCATGCTCTGCTTCAAGCGTGGCAATATCGGTTGGCTTGAAAGCAGGTGCCGCCGCGCCGCCGCCCATTACCGTTGTCATCATTACTGGTTTATGCATATTGCTCCATGTACCGCTTTTGATACCGTATCCATCGCGGGTCGCCGTCCTGGCAATCCCCTGCCCCAGAGTATATCGGGGTGGGGGATGCGCCGAAGAAGATAGCTATCCGAAAAAGAAACAGACGGATAGCGAGAATGAATTTAGACAATGTCATTTGTGCTTTTGTTCGCCATAGTGGAAACCGTCGCCATCTTTCCAGCCGACAGGAGCGAAGCGGGCAGCGATATACAGCATCACCAGCCCAGAGACCACGAACGCGGCAATACCTTTGAGAGCAAAAATCAATTCAGGAGACATAATTCGCCTTTCTGCCTAACGAGAACCTTCTATCGGACGCATAACGTTTATGCCAGGGATAATCACGGTCAGGACAAGCGGTCGATATAGCCCGCAGTATTTGCAACGTTGATAGCCGGAAATCGCCGAAGTGCTATCAGTGTTATTGATAAATACCCATGAATGTGAACAATCGGTAGTGTAACGGGTTGCCGAAAAATCCATCATAATCAGCCTTTCTTCATCCGAACTTGATTATCAAAGCCAGCCAGATAACAAAGACGATACCAATTGCAAGCCAGATCACAGATCGCCTTTTTTCGCTATCTCTTTTTCGGGATAGCATGGACCATGATGACCAAATGGTTTATTGCAAATACACCGAGAATAAAACGATTCGGATATGCACTTTTGTTCGGCAGACCGCAAAAGGTATTGCGCCTGCTTTAGACCGTTCACAAACCCCATACGCTGATCGTGCGTCAATTCCGGGTCCGGGTGATCAAGGCACCAATTGATTTCATTTTGCAAAAGCTGAATAGCTTCATCAATTTTCATTTCAACGGTCCTGTCTTTGGCTTCTTCCATTTTGCGGGTGGTGGCTCCTGCTTCTCAATTTGCTCAATCAGGATGTCAATACCGCGCGACCATTCGTTGAGCTTTTCTTCAAATGCGGTGACGCGGCTGGCTAAATCTTCGTGAAGCGCGTCTTTTTCTTTTTGTTGCTGGCGCAGCTTTTTATTCTCAGCTTCGAGCGCATCGATACGGGCCTTTGCTTCTTTCAACTCTGCCGAGAAACGCTCTACCCATTCAAGCGAATTTTTAGAGAGTATATCCGCGCCGTCTATTTTGTTTTTTTGCCAGGACTGTACCCATTGCGAGATACCATCGCCCAACGATTTGAGTATCGGGGAAATGGCTAAAATGATTGCTAGTATTGCGCCTAGCTCAATTCCGGTGGATGGCGGCATACAAGCCCCCCGCTACGAAAAAGGCATCGGGGAAGCTGCCAGTAACCCAGAAAATAAGATAATTGATCGATAACCAAAACAGCGCTATCAATCCATAGATACGGAATTGACGCGCTGTCTGCTTCATGAAGATAAGATATACATACAAAATCACGCCAAAGGTGGCTATGGCGGTTGTGACAATACGGATGGCCGTAATCGCTAAATCTGGCATAGGATTATGCAATCCCGGCTCGCGTTCCGTATCCAAAGCCACGAAGGAGGGGCGCGGCCAGCGGTAAATCCGCTAAGTGAGAAAACGCGAGCCGGGGTAATGCCTACTTAAGCAAGGCGTGTACTTGCTTGGCCTTGGTCTTATTTGCGACCAGGACTACGCCCAGGCTGCCAGCTATCAAAACCAAAAGGTGGATGACTGTCAAAACGATATTATCAAATGCGGGCGGGATCATGCCCAGCGCGCTTTCGGCCAATGTAATCAGAATAGGAGAGACAATCGCTACGATTTGCTGAACATATCCCCCCAGGTCGATTTTGAGCGCGGTTGAAAGTTGCAAAAGCAGCCAGGTAACGCCAGCCGTGACCAGCACGACGATCAGTTGACTTCCTTCGGGCGGCATCGCCACAAGTGACGCGGCAAAGCCGTTAACCGGTTGCGCAGGCGGTACGGCTACTCCGCAGGCCGAAAGAGCGAGAACGAACAGAGTTGCAAGAATGACCAGAGAGAGAAAGCGATTTACGAGTTTCATGTTATGTCCCTTCCGTGCATGTTTGAATTGTGCGAAAACCTACAATTTATTATACAACTTATTTGCGCGAATATGTTACAATTTCATGCGTGGCGCTCCCCCCTAGCGTCATAAGTCCCCACCAGATTCCGAATCCCCTGGTGGGGACTTTTTATTTATTCGCTCTCCTTTTATGTTCCGAAATAACGACAGGTACCATCATCCGAGCGACAAGATAAAATATCCGCCATCCAATCCCGCTTAGGCTTGACCTTTTCCATGGCGTTGATTTTCTTGCGCGACTCGCGTTGCTGTTCGCGCACCCGTTCGATATTGCGCTTCTTCCAGGCCGTGCGGGAGCAATACGGCGAGCAATAATCCCCGCGTCTGGTGTGCATATTCTCGCATTCGGGGCGCAGGCACTTTTTCGGCGTGCGGGTGTGACGGGTGCCAGGATTGGCGGGCAGGAAAGTGATGGGAGACATGGCATTATTCCGCTTCGGTGGTTTCTTCGGTCTGGATGAACGAGAATAAATCGTTCTTGTACGTGCTTTCCGCGCCTTGCAAGTTTTTCACGGCGATATTGAAATAGCTCTCCTTCAACTCAATCCCGATGGCCTTGCGATTGAAGCGCAGCGCCTGGTAAGCTTCCGAACCAATGCCCATGAATGGCGTGAGAATTGTTTCGCCGGGGTTTGAGTATAACTTTATACAGCGCTCAATGGTGCCCAACTGTAGTGGGCAAATATGCTTCTCGTCATCCGCAGCACGTGCGGTCGTGTATTGCAGTGTATCGCTCTCACTGATACCGGTCCAGATCCCGCCAGCCCAATCAATCCAGCGCTCGTTATCAATTTCGCCGTTGTCCACTGGCAAAATAGGTACTTCGTTCTCGCCCTGCTTCTTGAAGATAAGAATATGGTCAAGGATGGCCGGGCGGCTATTGGCGCTGTCCTTGCGAAGCGTGGCAAATAATAAGCCATGGGCTTTTGTGCGGATGGCCTGCGCCTGCGGGTTCTTGGTCACAATCGCGCGACCAAAGAAATGCCAGCCTTCGGCGCAATAGGCCTCGATGACCGCGCCAGGGAAATCACGCATACCGATGTAACCATCTTTCATCGACATAGCGGCGATGTCCGAAGTATGCACGCAGGTCATGCGCCCGGGCTTTGTCACGCGCAGGATTTCCTGAATGATGAATTTGTAATGCTCAAAGAACTCATCCCAATCTTTCGAGTTCCCGAGATCCAATTCACTGGCGGAGTAGGTGTATAAATCAGCAAAAGGCGGAGAATATACGGACAGGTCAATTGAGTTTTCTTCAATCTCGCCCAGACGCTGGCAGCTATCCCCGAGCATGGCGGTAAAATCGCGCCCCTTTACGGTCTTTTCCTGATACTCTTTGACTGCGATAACTTTGTTCATAATCTCATCCTTCTCGAGTTTTTTCAGACGAGCGATTAGTTCATCGCTCATCCGTTTAGCGACTGCTTCTTTTTGCATGACATTCGCGTAAATTTCGCGCTCAACTTCGGACAGGATAATAAAGACGTTGACCGGGAACATCTGCCCAAAGCGCCATTCGCGACGGATGCACTGGTAATAGGCTTCCCAGCTATCGGATAGGCCGACAAAGATCATATTGTGGCAGTTTTGGAAGTTCATCCCAAATCCTGCGATTTTCGGCTTCGTGATCAGAACGCGCGATTTCCCATCCTGGAAATCCTGAATGGCATTGATCTTGTGCTCGAGAGCATCCGAGCCCTGCACCTGCACCGCATCATTGATAGCCTTTTCGAGCGCATCACCTTCGGATTGCAAGCCGCACCACACGAGCCATTGCTCATCCGAGTTATTGACCAGATCAGCAGCAACCTTGACGCGCTCGGCCAAAGTCGCCTGTCTGACTTCATGGCGCTCCTGAATACCAGACAGGCCTATGAAAAACAACTGCCCATCAGGGACATAATCCACATCGACAAATATCGGCTTGATATTCAGCGCCGGCAGGTCATAACCTTCATCGGAATAGCCCAGGTCGCTCGGCTTGCGTAGCAAAATACTCCAGCTGGACATCCACTCGTAAAAGGTATCGCGCGCGTAATTACGCAAGCGCCACTCCTGGCCCTTGTCGCCGGATTGCTTGATTTTCAGAATGTCGCCATTTCCCGCGTCAATCTCTCTGACCTTATTGGCATGAATAAAGAACATGGCCAGCATTTCGTTCGACGAACACACGCCCAGGAACTCGGCATGGTTTCCAATCTCGGTTTCATCGTTCGGGGCTGGTGTAGCCGTGCAAGCCAGGCGATAAGATGTCTCGGAAAAGGATGTCAAAATCTTCTGCTTGGTTTTGCCGTCCAGGGATTTCAGGATGCTGCTTTCATCCAACACGATCGCACCGAAGGCGGCAGGATCAAACTCATCCAACATCTCATAATTCGTAATGCTGATTTGTTCTGTGCATTCGCTCTGATGGCGGACGTATTTCACAAATACACCGATATTCGCTGACATCCTGACAGTTTGACGTGCCACGGATAGCGGGGCGATGATCAAGGTCTTTTCACCCATCAGGCGCGCGTACTCAAGCTGGACATAGGTCTTTCCTAGGCCGGTATCCAGAAACACGGCGGCGCGACCTTTGCGCACAGCCCAGACAACTACATCGCGCTGGAAATCCTTCAGGAGCGGATGCACGTCGGCGGGGGAGATTTCCTTGCCATAGAAGTGCGCGCGTAGTTTCTTGCTCTCGATAAACTTGGCTAATTGCTCATTCATAATTTCTCCTTTTCAAAACAAAAACTCGCTCTCCTGTTCGGTTGCCAGACCGTGCGCGAATTGCGCGGAACAGAAGAGCGAGTATTTGGCTTGTAAAAGAAAAAAATTCGCGTTCACGATCTGGCAATTTCAATTATACGGATTTCATAACTCTTGTCAAGTAGCAATTACGCCTTTCCGCGTAATGCAGCCGTCAGACTGCGCACCAGCGCCCAGCCGCCCGCGTTGCGATTGCTATATAGCCCATGGCATTCACCGCATAGCGTAGTCAGGTCGCTAAGTCGCTCATGCCCGACTCGTTCATACGTCCTGTGATGCACTTCGAGATTATCCGGGCTGTTGCAAATCCGGCACCTGTGGCCATCCCTGGCTTTGGCTCGCTCGGCTATTGCGTGCCAGGCAGGGGTGAGTAAATAGGCGTGGTATTGTATGCGGTTCATTTTCCTAATCCTGCTGCTTTGTGCAATCCTTGTAACGGGCATTGCCTGGTATATCCCAGCCCGCCGCAATGTATACAGTGTTTCGGGTGCCGGATGTGCGGCTTTCCGAAAAAACCACCACGAGCGCAGCGACACACGACGCGCCGAAGTCTCGCGCCGCAGAGCGGGCATCTTCCGATACCTGCGAAATGGACGGCGGATTTGATAGTCATCTTTCGTTCCAATTCGGCGAGTCTTGTCTGGCAAAATAAAACAGGGTGCCGAGCGTCACGGATGTATTTTGGATGCGCTGCCAGTGTTCGTCAATTTCAGCGGGGATATATTTTCCAGGGCGCAAATCCTTTTTACAGAACTGGTGGAAAAGCTCCAGGCCCTGCCCGCCCAGTTTTGTAAGCGCCATACCGACTTTCATTTTTTCATCATAGTTTTGCGCCCTGACTGGTGATATGGCGTCAATGGCTTTTTTGGCTCTTTGAATCTCTTCGTCTGGAGATAGCGCAGGGTATTCCCTTTGAACGGGTGCCGGATGAGCGGGGAATAAGCGCTCTAATACCGCTTGGTCAACCGGTGCCGGTGTTCTCCGCCAGTCATCAGATGCAAAGTAATCGCCTTTTCCTTCAATCTCAGACGGCGGCAAAATAATATATCCGCCATCGCCGCGCGTATCCAACCCGGCAGGACTTGAAGAGCTTTTGCCGTGCCCGCTGTAAACGATGTGGATACCGCCCGAGGGTGTCACGCTGTGCAGCGCGCCTTCGTGATCGATTTGCATATCGCGGAAAACTGCCCAGCCGTCTTTGCCGTCTTTGCGATCCAGGTCGAAAACAAAAATACCCGACTTGCCACAATTACAGCCAATCGCCGCATTAGGCCAGCGCTGCCACCATTCGGAAATCTGCCCGCGGTCGGTAGTAGCCACGTTCAGCCCGAACTTGACATAGGGAGATTTTGCACGCGGTAAATGCGTGACGCCCTTATCATCAACCCACATTAGGCCGTCTTTTTCACGGCACGGGAAAACATGCCATCCTTTTGTTGATGCGTACCATAATGCGCAGGTGAGTAAATTTGCCATGGGATTATCCTTTTAGTTCGGGTAGTTCGACTAGGTAGGCTTTTTTTGAACTTAGCGCCGGTGATTAATTAATTTTCCGCTGACTTTGAAAAAGGTCGAACTAGTCGAACTAGTCGAACTGCTTATAATTTACTATTGGGTTCTCTTCTATAGAAGTGGTAAAAAAGTATGCTAAAAAGTAGTTCGACCTCAGTTCGACTAGTTCGACTAGCCTTGTAAAAGCTTGGCATTTATACCTAAATAACCCTTTTTGCGGGTTTTGTTGCTGTCACCGATAAAAGCTTTTTGCAGTCCGATTGACTTGCAAGCGCTGGCTAATATCATGGCCTCGCCCACTGGACTGTGGCTTCCCCATCCGTTTGAATGGAGCATTTCTACTAAATCCAGCGTGGATGTAAACCAATCGGTTCGAGTTACATCAATATCGTATCGTTTGTTTATCAGGTCAATGACCGGATTCTCCGTCTCGTACTTATCGTTCGCCTGATCCACGAGCGCGCGCTCCTCGCCTTCGATTTGCCAGGTTTCGCCTGCCTTGTATAGCGCTACGGCTTGCGCCCAAATCTGGTTTATATCGATTTTTACATAGTCAAAGTCAATGTTTGTCAGTGTTGTAGCCATAAACCTACGGCTGCCCGAGGCGTCATTGAGTACGCCGCCAATGTTATTGACGGTTCCGATAAAACTGGTGATGGCCTTTTTATCTATGGAGTTTTTCATAAATGCCGGTCTTACATTTATCCGCCCCATGGTCAAAAATGCTTTTAGCGCTTCGATGTCAGAGCGCTTGATTGTGCTGCCGAGTTCTGAGACTTCCCAAATCCAGGTGTTGGATAAAAGGATCTTGAAATCCTTATCGTCCGTTCTTATTTCCCCTTCGTGAAAATGTTTTGGTAGTGGTGAAGCCAGCCAGGATACAAAGCGGCTCTTGCCAATGCCCTGCTTACCATCCAAAACTAACATTCTATTCTGTGTCTCTTGAAAATTCCTTGCGACGGCTCCAATTAGCCAGCGCCGTAACAGGATCGGCATCAAATCATTTTCATCCACGAGGTGACAGGCCAGCGTTTCAATCCAGTCTACGCCGTCCCATGTTAGCGAATTGAGATAATCTAAGATTGGGTTATAGTGGTTTTTTGCCGCTTCCATGACATAGGCATCGCGCATGTATTGAAGTTTGGATAATCCTATATCTCTGCACCGCGCTCTTATCTCGGCTTCTACCGTGTCTGAAACAGGCTGCTTATTGACTTCGATTGAGTCGTCTAAATCGCATTGCCTGAACTCGTAACCCAGGCGCGCCAGCACGTCAACATAATTGGCGCTCTTGAATGATTTCTCCCCTTTCGCGCCGATGTAATCCACGATCCCTTTACGCGCGGGCGGGTTGAATACAAGTTCCTGGAGTTGTTGTCTCTCGGGGATATTGACAATGTACTGATTGAAGATACTTACCCGCCGCGCTTTGTCTGATACCTGTGCTACATCTTCAAAAACTTTGCGCTCCCATTCAGAGCTGTTGCCATTTGGCGGAGTGATTTCTTCGGGGGAAAGGCCGGCCATAAGCAGGCCGTGCATGGCGTGAATAAAATCATCTGAGAATGTAGCCATGTCACCCGCCCCGGCTATCAAGAAAAACACGGTGCCCGCACGTAAAGCAGGTGTAGCGCCCCTGCGCATCCTTGGCTAAACTATCGCCACAGGTCGGGCAGGTCTTGCCACAGGCGAAAAGTTTTGACTTCGGTTTTTCGATCTTATCAGGCTTATTCGGGCACTTTTTCAGATGGCCCAATATCCCGCCCGGAGTCTTCCACTTTGGCGGGGGAAAGCCAGGATTACCACATCCCCAAGGGCACCGATAAACCCCCCGGTTTGGTTTGATGACTAACCCTTCAAATTCTACGTTTTCCATAATCCCTACTCCAATTGAGATAAAAAAAGACCTGTCTTTGAGTCCGCTGGCGTCCAATGCTGGCGGCATCCTGGGAGTACAGGGCGACACCAACGGGCTCAAAAATAGGTCTTTACTCCATATTATCAGCCGCCAGACTGTTTTGTCTTACAAGTTCATTATACACGACTTTGCTGTAACTTCAAGGATGAAAGCAGTTTCATTTAGTGCTCAAAATAACTTATCTTGTAACTTGGTGTCGAGTACCAGCAAGCGCCCGTCTTTTGTCTTTGGCCTGGTTCGCTTCATTTTGCGCTGGCGCTGGATTTCATCGAGCCAGATGTGATATGGGTAGCGCTTACGTTCTCCGAACGGATAAGCATCGAATAGGGCAGCGCGGATAATGTTCTCATCTTTGCCCGCCGTCATTCTCAGAACTTCAGCGATGATCGGACGCGCTCTGTCTCTCCAGGATTGAGATTTCATTTTATCGGCTCCATTCTGTTCACTGGCCCGGCGTTGTAGCCGGTACTCTCGTGGCCGGTCGGGATCTCTGCGCTCTCGATGGTGATCATCGGCTCGTGGCAGGTGGGGCAATCGGTGAAAGACATATCAGCCATGGCGTTGCAGTCGGGACAGTATTTGACTTTCATTTGTGGCCCTGCATAATTCTTTGCAGTTCGTGCAAATAATCGTCAAGCTTTTCAAGCTGAAAATTCAAGCTGTTGCGCTTCCGATACTCAAGCAATCCACCAATGACAACTTCGTAATTTGATACCTTCTGTTCTGCCTTTCGTGCGCGGTCTAGTATCTGGCTACCAAGTTCGACAATTTCCCGGTTCTGTTCGATACGCGTTTCGATCTTCGTCATTTCTCCACCTTCTTCTCGCAATCTGCACTCACTGCCGGATACACAATGACCATATCCGGGTCAAACGGCGGGCTTTCGCGTTCGGTAACAAAGTCGCCGCAATTCGGGCATTTATACGCTGGCGGCTTGTAGGTTGACCATGTTTTATCTTTTTCGCAGTACCATCCCATCATGCACCGTCCGCTTTAGGAGCATCAGGAATAAATTCCAGGATGATGGCTACCCTGTCTTTCAGGCATCGGCATCCGTAGCCGCGCTCAATACTTTTTGGATTAGTCAGCTTTGATCCACAAGCCCGGCAATATCCTGGTCGGTCAAAAGATTTACGATTGCGCTGTTTCCAACTCCGATATGGAGTAAGTAATTGGTATCGTATTTTTAGCATGAGATTTCCTTTCAATCCGCGCCGCCGCTCCGATTTGCTGTGACGCAATCTTGTGTGTCGGCATCCCGAGATTTTGTCTTTAGGCGCGGATTCTATTCGGGCGGGGCCGTTATTTCCCAATTACTCGCATACAGGCCAGACGGTGGCACAGGCGCGCCCGGAACATTCTGATTATTTCTTAGCACGCTGTTTGCGCCGTTCGCGTGCCCATTGTGCTGGGGTGAGTTTCGACTTCGGCGGCATCCAGGTCGGATTGTGCTTATGTGCAAATCCCTTCTGCGTTGCCTTGGTTGGCGCATGACCGTACGGGTCATAGGATGGGTACAAATCTTTCAAGTCTTGCAGGGACATCTTTTTGCGTTGCATCGTTACTCCTTTTGATTAGATTATATTACTTTCCATCCCCGCCGTAGTGCGGAGAGTGACACATACATTACGCCATCGTCTTGCATTGATCTCAGAATGGCAAACCAGACACCACAGCGCGGGAACACGCCACGGATGCTGTAAGCCGGGTCGATGTGCCAGCTACTTTGACGCGGGCGCTTTACGGCCGTTTTTCCGATGAGCGATTGCAAAGTATTCGAAACTTCAAACGGCGCTGGCATTTTCGCTCGCTTCGTCCCGTGTCTTTTGGATGACATCGGCCACGACGAAATCACACTCTTTCTTGGTCAGCGGGTCAATCCAGCGCGTTTCATTCGGCCAGGCGTCGGACTTGACGGGTTCCCAGCCGTGAGATTTCAAATAGTCAGAACATTTAGGCAGGCTGCTCATGGTTGCTTTTTCTCCAACTCTACCAGGGCCGCGCGGGCAATCTCGTAAATCACTTGCCATTTTACGTAAGAATCACGTCCGCTCATTGCTTCCTGCTTTATTTCTAATAGCGCCGCTGTCAGCTTTTCGTTCTCGGCGCGTAGGGCGGCGAGTTCTTCGGCTGCTTCGGCTGCGAGATTTTCCCAGCCTTTTTGGTAAGCGACGATGACACACGCTTCCGCTTTTGTCACCTGTCCGCCATTTGTTTTGTCAACAATCTTATCTAGTGCGCTCATCATTGCTCCTTTCGGGGCGGTGTTACCCGCCCCTGTCGTTGTGCGTGGGGGCTAAAAGCCGAGTTCGGTCTGTGTGATCAGTTCATTCAACAGGTAGCATTTCTCTTTCACCTGTTCGGGTGTCTCGTTCGCCTTGGCGCTGTATTTCATCACGGCTTCAGGCAATTTCAGCAAGCCGAGCTTGCTGGCCTTATGCCATAATTCGGTATGGCGCTGTTTCCAATCGATTACGGCTTCCTGAGCGGGCGGTTCGTCTTGGGCTGGTTCGGGTTCGATCGCTTCGCCTTCGATGTAGTCAGGGCTATCATGGCGATTGTCAAATTCGTTGTAATCAGTCGACGATGCTTCGATAACTTCTTCGATGTCATCTTTCACTTCGTCGGCATCCGTTACCACGCCAGGGCCAAAACTGACATCATACTTCTGCTTGATCGCGTCGGCTTCGGCGCGTTTCTTCGCGCGGGCGTGTAGCTCCATCTTCGAGCGTTCACCAGAGCGGGCAATGCCTACACCAATTACGACGGGAGCGGGACCAATCGCGGACAGGATAAAATCTTTGTCCATCTTCGCGACGGTCATATCGATGGACATTTTTACCCAGTTTTGGAAATCCCTGGTATCGCGCAAGTGGCACTCGTAGACAATTTCTTCGGGCTTCGCTGAATACTTCGCGGGGTCTACTTTGTGAAAGGAAGTAATAAAGTCGCTTCCGTTTTTGCGGGCTTCGCGGCGAGCAGAGCGGCGCAGGCCCTTGATACCAACCATCACGCCGTACCACTTATCTTCGCCCTTGATACCCCACACTTCGCCGTTAAACGGGTCGAGCTGGTGAGCGACGGCGATTTGAGCCACGGCCCGCGCTTCGTTATCGTTCAACTTTTGCGCGTTCGGCATCATAATGCGCAGGCGTTCGGCGAGTTCCTTGATTTCATCGCGTCCGCCAAATTCTGATAACGCTGTATTCTGTTGCTTGACGATTTCATTCGTTGCCATTCTGTTTTTCTCCTTTTTCGTAGACGTAAATTCCTGACTTGATAAATTCTAATATTCTCTTACCTGGCATGCCTATGACAAACGCCGCAGGCATCCTTACACCGAGATTGGAAATAATCGCCCGCCTTTCTTTTGCCAGTTCTGCGATGCGTTCCAGTGTGGTAACTTGCTCATTGCCGTCTTTTATCCGCTTGACCTGCGCGGCTTTCAGGATGGCATAAGCCATATCTTTCAGCGTGTTATACAGCTGATTTCCGCTGTAGTATTCATATCCATCGGATAACGCTTCTTCATTATCCAGAAAGATTTTCACGATCGGGCGGATTTCTTCCGAATAATTTTCTGGATTTTCGGCACTTATGTTATATCCACCAGTGTTCATAGCGGCTCGTTTCTCTTTTGGCGCATCTGCCATTCTGCACGGTCGGTCAATTCAGATTCTTCCCGCATCTTGATCTCGGCTTCGACTTTTTCGGGGTCCAAAACGGGGCACTCCTGCGGGCAAGCCAAGCGCTCGTAAATCAGCGGATCGGCGCGGCGGGTGAGTTCTGCCGTTTCATCGTTGGCTTCGGCGCAGACTACGAAGTCATGGACGCGGTCCATAATTTCATCGGTGTAATCAGTGTGGACATTTGCGGCGATGGAGCGGAAAACTTTCATCGCGTCCAGATTGTCATAAATCGCGTCAATCTTCGCGTCGGTCAGGCCCTTGTAAATCGGATTGTAGCCGCTCATGCCGTCACTCCTTCGGTTCCGCACTTCACCAGCCAGGCCACGAATAAATTCATCATACGGCGCGGGCGGTTGGGGAAGCGGTCGTTGATATGGATGGTTCCGTCAAACTGGTATCCGTTTTTCCATTTCGGGTCGTTGTCATTGACGCGGAAAATATCCAGCGTCAAACTGTTCATGTGCTCATGGTTCGCTCTGCATAATTCCATTCCGCAAATCTGCTTTTTCGTAATTACTTATCTCCTTTTCGCTCATCAGACCGGCCCAAGTTGCCGGTGACGCCAGTTCTCCGGGCTGGCGTTTCGCGTGGGGGATTAATACGCTTCGGCTTCTTCCCTGGTCAGAAAAAAGTGGATACCAGATGAGCACTCACTCCAACGGTCGGTGTCAAAATCTTTGACTTCGGCATATTCGCCGACTCGATAATAAAACTCTCCGTCATACTTACTTTGTGCAAATCCAAACGAATTACCATCCCATTCGACGCTGATACATAACGCTTTTTCTGCTCGGCACTTTCTGCCGGTAGCGTTCGAGCGACGCGTATCGGATTCGATGAGCAAGCAAACAATAGCATCGTTTCGACATTTCTTCCAGCCGTAAATATCCCCTGCCGGGATAATGGATAGTTGCGCAGCGCGTAGGGCATTTAAGTTTTTTGCTCCGCTCAGGTTGGCTCCGCTCAGGTTGGCTCCGCTCAGGTCGGCTCCGCTCAGGTTGGCTCCGCTCAGGTTGGCTTCGCTCAGGTTGGCTTCGCTCAGGTTGGCTCCGCGCAGGTCGGCTCCGCTCAGGTCGGCTCCGCTCAGGTCGGCTCCGCTCAGGTTGGCTTCGCTCAGGTTGGCTTCGCTCAGGTTGGCTTCGCTCAGGTTGGCTCCGC